CCCGCGGCTATTTTGTCGGTTGTTATAGCTCCTGAATATATTTCATCTGAATGTATAGCTCCTGAAGCTATTTCTGCCGCAGTAATGGTGTTTGCCGCTATTTGCGTAGCGGTGATGGTTCCTGCCTCTATGTGATCTCCCGATAGAGTGAACCCTCTGTTGATGGTTACATCTCCATCTAAGATAATATGGTCTCCCGAGAGTGTGACATTTGATTGCTCAATACCATTTACCAGAGCTGCAGATAAGGTGACGGAAGCGTGGGCAGTGTCATACGTTGCCAAAAGATTGACCTTTGCCGAGTTTTCATTAACATCGAGTGAGATTTTGGCAAGTCTTTCTGATACGGAATTACTGTCTTGTTGCACCTTTAATTCTATGGTGTCGGCGGCTTCCGTGGTGGCACACTCTAAAAAGGCTTTCTTTAGCCGCTCTGACAGATCGTAGAGCTGTCGGTTAAGGTCAGCCATTGTTTGTGAGTTTTGATAAGTATACTGAAGTACAACGCTCATATGATACCACCTTGTTCTATAATCTTTGAGATCGAAAAGATCTTTGATGTACCTTCACCGCGGATTCTTAATCTCATGTGGTCACACCTTCTGGGGATGATCGGGAGATCTACGCTTCTTAGCGCAGTATATCCGGGTGTGTTTCTTCTTGATACCTCGTAGTTGTTCTTGATGTGTGCTTTTTCTTCCCACTCTCCCGAGGAATCATACATTACATCTACCCATATCTCCGAATACAGTTCCATAGCCATGCGTATAAGTATCTGAGATATGAATTTCCTCACGGGCGAATCCATGCCTATGATACCCGATTCCCAAAACCACTGAAGAGAGGTCTCGGTCTGATATATGATGCCAGGCATGGCGTCCTTGCCTTCCGCAACTATTCTGTTATTTATGGAGTCGTAGAGTAGTAGTCTGTTGTTGTACACCGTAAAGTAATCATATCTTGTTGCCGTAGTCTCGTCTTCTTTGTGCCAGAGCTGACGGTCGGTGTCATATGTAAAAAGGATTGATCTTGTTTCACCTACCGGGGACATTCGGATATAATATTTATCTTTCCATACACCCGCAGAGGCATTTTCATAGCGTACATTTCCCAAGGCTTCTGAAATAAGCCTTGGATATGATCCTTCATAGTAGCATACGCCATCTACGGCTTTGTATATGAGTAGTCCATTGATGAGTTTGAGGGATTTGTGACATCCTTTTTGTACGCCTCTTTCAGGCGTGGCACTGATCTGATAGTTTGACGGCCAAGAGCCGTACAGCTTATGTATGTGATGCTCCTTGAAAAACACTACCGAGCCGCCTTGCTCGGCACAGCCTGTGAAATCTCCTTCCGTTCCTACAGTCGCGGCATATGAGTCTGCAGCTGTTCCTAAGTACGAATAAAAGTTTGTTGGATCCCCCAGTTTGGATCCATATATCTCATGTTTTTCTGAAGAACATCCCCACAGTCTGTTGCCGTGTTCACAGATGAAATCCATGTCGGGCGGTTCGCGCTTTACGGTTATACCTGTGTTCTCGAATACATTGTTGATAAGTGCCGTGACAATGATAGAGTCAGATGTCTTATCCCATATAGCCATATCTGTGTTAAATGTGTCTGCATATGTTCCTGTGACACCCGATATCTTCACGACATCCATCTTTTCAAAATTTGTGCCTATACCGGTGGCTATGATCTTGGTATAGGATGTTGCAACAGACGTCCACATGCCCTGTGATTCCGACCATACCTTAAGAGCGTTTGGAGTCGTTGATGTATCGAGCCAGTACTGACCTGCCTCAGGGTTTGCCGGCGCAGTAGATGATACTGTAGGATTTATCCGTGTGCCGTCCAATTTGCATAACTGGAACTTGACGGTCCCGCTATAGTTAAACGATGCGCACAGATCTTCCAGCGCTCTTGTTTGGGTATTAAATCTTTTCTTATCAGGCCATATAATGACATAAGCTCCCATCGAGCACATCTGTCTCTCTCCGAGGTCTGATAGTGTAGCAATATATGTTCCATCGTAAAAAAGAGCGTTCGATGTCCCACCGGAATCTTTTATCTCGATAAGTCCGTTGTTGACATGTAGCCCTTTTAAGTTTGATACATTGTCTTCAAATATGATTCTTGGCTCTCTTGGTGACATATTCGGGTACAGATCCGATGTCATGTTCATTTCGTTGAAAGCCTCGTTTTCCTGACATCTTTCGTTTGCGTTGTAGCCTCCGAAAGCCGATAGGAAATCTCTTTCACTGTCAACAGGGTTTATAGCGGGAAGGATCATATCCTTTGCACCCTCCTTCCTATCGGCATGTTCTTTGACCTGTACCAGCTACACCACGACTGATACTGTGCATTAAATACTGCGGACGAATTGTTGTATGCCGCAGCCTCACGGTTGTAGTAATCTATTTTGGAAATAAGCCAGTCAATGTAACATCCGGCGTAAATGTCGTCAATCAGTAGTTCCGTTGTCTCGGGTGTCGTTTCGTCGTACCCATTAAAATCAAACACCGGGACAAGCTGTCTCGGATCCTCTTTTTGGGTAACCTCCCCGTCTATGATCTGTTCTATGACCTTCGGTTTCCAATTCTTCTTTGCCATCAGTAGCACTTCTTCATATGCCTGATTATCAAGGTCGGAGAGCCAGTTTACCTTTTGGGTAAATGTATACTGATTTGGTCTCAAAGAATCGGCACGGTCAATAGCTTCTGCAATCGTCATAATATACCTCATGTATGCGGCGGGAAACCCCGCCGCCCAAATCACTGCATTGCTGCGGCTACCGCATCGGATACACGGTTGTCCATCTTCTGCTGATGGTCGAGCACCTCTGCAATATAGCGCGGTACCTCTACCTCTACACCGCGTTTTATGACAAAGGATCTTCCGTTCACGGCGACAAAAACATCGTCTTTGTACTTTTCGTTGTCCTTGAACAGCTTGATCTTGACGAGCTCGTCGGGGTCATTTGCGGTTTTGGTTTCAGTCTTTGATGTTGCCATGTTAAACCTCCTTAGATAACTCCCACGACGCAAGAGCGCCGCAGGAGTAAGTGTGATCAGTTAGCGGCGGCTGTCTTGGCGTATGCGCCTGTTGACTCGATACGTACCATGTACGCCTCAACAAGACGCTCTGCAACCTTGATAGCCTTCCAGCCTACTGTTGCGCGCTGGTTCAGCGGATCCTCGCCTGCACCGAGTGGCTTTACAATATGCTGGAGTCCTCCACCCTCGACCTCTGTTACGCCGTAAGCGTTTGCGCCGAGTATCATGGTGAAGAAGACAGACATATACTTAGTCTGCCCGCCGTCAGTGTATGACGGACATGTCGGTGTGGTTTCAGTTCCATCGTTAAAGACGGTTGCCTCGGAGTTCTCGATGAAACGAACGTCACCGATCTTGCCGATCTCGCCGTTCCACATCTTTTCCGGGGTGGTGTACTTGTTCCACTCTACGAACTCAGGATCCTTCCTTAAGTCGTATGCAGCATAAGGATGCACGATGCCGATATACGAGCCGTCGATCTTCGGCGCATTCTGGGCGCGAAGGAAAGCGACTGCTCTCATGACGGAATCTACATCAAGCCCCGATGTAGCATCCAAGGTTCCGCGTGTCTTGACCTCTGTCGTGACACCGCCCGATACCCTCGGAGCGTAGAAAACGTTGGTACCCGCGCACACAACGTCCCTTGTTACAGTGTCGAGTGTGCGTCCTGCCTGTGATCCCATGATCGATGTAGCCTGGACAACATTGTTGTCGATGGCTGTCAGCTCGAGGATATCGGAAAGCGTTACGTAGCCACCGTACTGAGCTACTGTTGCTTTAACCTCCGATACAGTCATTGTCTGCCCGTCCGGGGTTACACCCTCGGTAAGGGGAGTGAGCTGCTTGGGAAGCGCATTGTACTTCCTGAACTGTATCTCCTTGCCGCCGTTTTTGGGGATCGGTGCCTTCTGTCCGAACTGATCGAAGATCAAGTCAGGCTCCGCGGTTTTGATGAGCTGCTTCTCGTAGAATGTCCTCATCTCGGGAGACATTCCCTGAGCTGTGGTTACATTAGTGTTCGCGTTTGCGAACATCTGAAGATTAAACTTATGCATTATAGCCTCCAATCCGGGCTATAAAACGATTCTCTCGCCTCGTCTAGCCCGTTCTATCAATTTGTTGATATCGTCTTTTGAGAGATTTTCTACATCGATCACTTCTTTGACAGGCTGTGTCGAGCGGCCTACACCGTTCTCGGTTGGTCTCATGCCCTTGGTTCTGATGCCATCAGTAACTCTGGACGCGACGTTTTGAGCCGTGTATGCTGCTACACCGGTCATGATCTCGTCCATGTGCATGACCTCAAAGGCGTGCTTTAGAGATATGCCGTTTTGCAACATCTGAACAAAGCTATCGTCATTAAGCTCTGTCTCCAAGGAGAAGTCAGGATATATTTCCTTTAAGTCGTCTGCCTGACGTACCCAGTCGGCGTATATCTCCTGTGCGGCTGCGTCTGCCTCGGCGCGTTCCTGCTCTCTTTGGTACATGGCGTTCTCGTATTCGAGACGCTTTACCTCTTTGAGCTGTTCAGTGGTCAAGCCTCTTTTAGCTGCTTCCTCTTCAAAAAGTGCGTCGTCGTTTTGGAGGGCTTCGAGTATT